ACGCCTGTAGGTTCTGTAATACAAGCTATAATCGGTGGTAGTGATATGTCGCCAGAAGATAAAGAAGTTGCTCTTAAAAAATTAGATATTGAAAGAGCAGAAATTGATGGAACAACAAGAAGATGGGTTGCAGACGCTCGGTCAGGAAGCTGGCTTGCTGCTAATGTACGACCATTAACATTGGTATTTTTAGTAATAGCATATGTTGCTGGTTGGTATATGGGTTATCCATTAGATGATATAACGGGGCTATTAACAATAGTTATCGGGGGCTATTTCGGATCACGAGGAGTCGAGAAGGTGTTCGGAAATAATAAACATAAATGATAAATACAGATTTGAAAATATACGGTTTAAATATAACAGCATTATTTGCTAGTTCAGACATGGCACACAATATTAATCCTACGTTGCAAACGCTTGTTTTGGTGCTTACAATAGTTTATACTTCAATCAATATATATAAAAAATTTAAATAATATGAAATTAAAATATTTTACAGACGAAGAAGATTTTAAAGGGAACTTGGATAAAATGGATACTAAACTTTTAGGCATGCTAGATGCTCTTAGAAAAGAGTATGGGTTTCCTATAATTATAAATTCATCTTATAGGTCACCAGATCATCCAATTGAAGCTAAGAAAGATAAACCTGGAGAACATGCTCACGGAGCGGCTGTAGATATTAAATGTGTTGGAGGCGAAGCTACATACTTATTAGTTGCCGCTGCAATAAAATGTGGTTTTAAAAGAATAGGTATATCAAGAAAAAGTAATTTTGTACACGTAGGTATAGGTTACCCTGGAGCACCAAGCACAACTATTTGGACATACTAAAATAAATTCAATGAAATTAATTAGAAAGATAAGCATTGGCCAAGATTACAAAAACGAGGCAATGCATTACTCTGTGGGTCAAGAAGTCTACGGAGGTCACAAAATATGTGACATACTAGAAGAAGAAGGAAATTACAAGATATATATTCAAAAAGACGGAGCACAGTTGCCTTGGAAACATTTTAATGCTAATATGGCTGTATCAATAGAATATAACTTAGACTACTAAATGAAATCACTATACAATTATATTATATCAACAACCAATCGATACGATAATAAAGTGTCTATCGATAACAAAGAACTTATATTAAACACAGAAGTTACTGAACGTGATTACATGTTTGTTAACAGAATCGGAACTGTAGTTAATGTTCCAATTAATATAACTACTCCTATAAAGCCAGGGGATGATGTTATTATACATCATAATGTGTTTAGAAGATGGTTTGATGTAAGAGGAGTTGAAAGAAACTCGGGTAGCTATATAGATGAAGATAAATATATAGTTGCACCAGATCAACTGTTTGCTTACAAGCAAAATGGTAAGTGGCACTGCCCAAATATGTACTGTTTTGTAGAACCTTTAGAAAACGAAGACATATGGAGCACTGAGAGTGAACAAAAACTCTTAGGAAAGCTTACATATACAAATGACTATTTGGAGTCCTTAGGGCTATCCTATGGCGATATAGTAGGGTTTACTCCAGATTCAGAATACGAATTTAACATAGATGATAAAAAATTATATAGAATTTTATCAACAGACATAACTATCAACTATGGACATAAAAAAGAAACGAGAACTTATTCTTAAAGCTACAGAAAATTCAATAAACGAATTAATAAAAGTTATGAATAAGAAAATGGATCCAGATGAATTAGATCCTGAAAAAGTTAAAATATCTGCTTCGGCATATAGATTAGCAATGGAAGACGCTATCACAATGTTAGATAGAGTTGAAGAGTTGTCTAATATAAAAGAAGAAGGAGAAAAAGAGAAAAGAGAATTCTTTGGTGTGGAGGGCCGCACTAATGTATAAGCAAATGCTATACACAACAACTACAGATCATTTAGATATTAAGCACGTTAAAAAAACTAATAAAGCTAAAGCTTTTAAATATGGTTATAACGAAGATATTGATTGTGTTGTTATAAGTAAAACCGGTGTTATAGGTGAAATATATGAAGTTCAAGGATTACGAATTGCATTACCCCAAGCACCAGATAAAATTGCTGGTCAAGAATTAAATAAAGAAGAACAAGTGTTCATAAAAACACCAAAGCCTTCTTCGCTAAATAAAATTAAAACAATATATGATTTTAAAATACTTCCAGACGATTTTAAAGAACAGTACTACGATTATATCGATAATGAGTTTAGTCGCAGGTCTGATGGTTATTGGTTCATGTGCAACGAAACCCCGTGTTACATTACGGGCTCACACTATGTCTACCTCAATTGGACAAAAATTGATGTGGGATCACCGGACTTTAGGCAAGCAAACAAGATATTCTACTATTTCTGGGAAGCGTGCAAAGCTGATTCAAGAAGTTATGGAATGTGCTACCTCAAGAATAGACGGTCTGGTTTTTCCTTCATGGGAAGCTCAGAGGTTGTTAATCAAGCTACAGTATCAAGGGATTCCAGATTCGGAATTTTATCTAAATCTGGATCAGATGCAAAGAAGATGTTCACAGATAAAGTTGTACCAATATCAGCAAATTATCCGTTTTTCTTTAAGCCGATACAGGATGGAATGGAAAGACCCAAAACTGAGCTATCGTACAAAACACCGTCGAGGAGGCTCACCAGGAGTACCATTAACGAAGCCTCGACCGAAACCCAAAAAGGATTGGACACAACGATCGATTGGAAAAATACAGGGGACAACTCGTACGATGGGGAGAAACTCAGATTACTTGTTCACGACGAATCGGGAAAATGGGAGAAGCCGGACAACATACTCAACAACTGGAGGGTCACAAAAACGTGCCTCAGGCTTGGAGCAAAAGTAGTTGGTAAATGTATGATGGGTTCTACATCAAATGCTTTAGATAAAGGTGGTGAGAATTTTAAAAAATTATACTATGACTCAAACGTTACGAAGCGAAATCGCAATGGGCAGACTGCTAGTGGATTATACGCTTTGTTCATACCTATGGAATGGAACTACGAAGGATTCATTGACAAATATGGATACCCTGTGTTTGATACTCCAGAAACTCCAGTCGAAGGAGTCGATGGCGAGCTTATCAGTTACGGAGTTATCGAGCATTGGGAGAATGAAGCAGATGGGCTTAAAGGAAACAATGATGGGCTTAATGAGTTCTACAGACAGTTTCCTAGATATGAGAAACACGCCTTTAGAGATGAAATAGAAAAGTCTTTATTCAATCTAAATAAAATATATGAACAAATAGATTTCAACGAAGAAATGGTTATGCAGGGTTATGTAACCCGTGGATCATTTAGTTGGAGAAACGGTGTGAAAGATTCTCAAGTAGAGTTTCACCCAAATAAAACTGGAAGATTTAAATTATCTTGGATACCTCCAGTTAGTATGCAAAACAATGTAATCGTTAAAAATGGGATTAAATACCCAGGTAATCAAGACTTAGGAGCTTTTGGTTGTGATAGTTATGATATATCTGGAACAACCGACGGTAGTGGTTCTAATGGTGCGTTACACGGGCTAACATCATTTAGTATGTTATCTGAAGTACCATCTAGTCAATTCTTTTTAGAATATGTAGCTAGACCACAAACTGCTGAAATATTTTTTGAAGATGTTCTTATGGCAATGATATTTTATGGAATGCCAATACTAGCGGAAAACAATAAACCTAGATTATTATATCATATTAAAAGAAGAGGCTATAGAGGTTATTCAATGAATAGACCTGATAAGTCTAGAAACAAGCTTTCTGTTACAGAAAAAGAATTAGGTGGTATACCTAACTCTTCAGAAGATATAAGACAAGCTCACGCAGCTGCAATTGAAAGTTATATTGAAAACCACGTCGGCATTAAAGAAGATGGTGTTTGTGGTAGAATGTACTTTCAAAGAACGCTTGAAGACTGGTCAAAGTTTGATATTAATAAAAGAACTAAGTTTGATGCATCTATAAGCTCAGGACTAGCTATTATGGCATGTCAAAGGCATTTATATGCGTCTAAAAGTACACGCGAGATTAAAAAAATAGATTTTGGGTTTTCAAAATATAACAACGCAGGATCAAATAGTAAAATAATACAATAGAAAATGGCAGAAGCTACAGGACAAGTTACCCAATTTCCCAGCCAATCGGTTGACGATGCTACAAAAAATAGCAAATCATATGGATTGGAAGTGGCGCGAGGTATCCAAAACGAATGGTTTAGAAAAAACTCTGGATCGGGTAGGTTCACTCAGAATCAACGTGATTTTCACAGATTAAGATTGTATGCTAGAGGTGAACAGTCAACTCAAAAATACAAAGATGAATTTTCAATTAACGGGGATTTATCATATCTTAATTTAGATTGGAAACCAGTTCCAATTATACCTAAGTTTGTAGATATAGTTGTTAATGGAATGCAAGATAGATTATTTAAAATAAAAGCTTTTGCGCAAGACCCTACTTCTACTAAAGAAAGAACGAGTTTTGTTGAAGCAATGCTTGAAGACATGAATACCCAAGAGTTGATTGATCAAATAGATGAAAAGCTTGGTGTTAATGTTAGAAATTTTAAGAAAAGCGATTTACCTAGCAATACAGAGGAGTTAGAACTCCATATGCAAATAGGATATAAGCAGTCTATAGAAATTGCTCATGAGCAAGCTATTGACAACGTTTTTAAGCATAACGATTATCCCGAGCTTAAAAAGAGATTAGACTATGATCAAACTGTTTTAGGAATAGCAGCGGCTAAACATTCTTTTAATAATACAGATGGTATAAAATTAGATTACGTTGATCCAGCTAATTTAGTTTATTCTTATACAGATGACCCTAATTTTGAAGATGTTTATTATTTTGGAGAAATTAAGCAAATTAAAAGTAATGAACTTAAAAAAGAATTTCCAGGATTATCTGAAGAAGAATTTGAAGACGCAGTAAAAAAGTCAAGTAATTATAATAATTATGATTACACTACTAATGATAGTGCTGATAGTTCAGATTCTAATACATTAACTGTACTATATTTTAATTGGAAAACTTGGGAAAAAAGTGTTTATAAAATAAAAGAAACATCTACTGGAGCTAAAAAAGCTATTAAAAAAGATGACACATTTGATCCTCCAAAAGATCAAAGAGCTAGATTTGAAAAAGTTGCTCAATCTCGAGAAGTGATTTACGAAGGAGTTATGGTTCTTGGTGCTGACAAATTATTAAAATGGGAAAAAGCATCTAATATGGTTCGTCCAGATTCTAACTTTAATAAAGTTATGATGAACTATTCTGTAAGCGCCCCTAGGTTGTATAAAGGTAAGATAGAAAGCTTAGTTAGTAGAATGGTAACCTATGCTGATTTAATACAGCTTACACATTTAAAGTTACAACAAACAATTCAAAGAATGACACCGTCTGGTGTTTATTTAGATGCTGATGGTTTAGCTGAAATTGATTTAGGTAATGGTACCAACTATAATCCGCAGGAAGCGCTTAATATGTATTTCCAAACAGGTTCTGTTATAGGTAGATCTATGACTGTAGATGGTGATATGAACCCCGGGAAAGTTCCTATTCAAGAATTACCAGGTGGTGGTGGTCAACAAACACAATTGTTAATACAAGCATATAATTATTATTTACAAATGATGCGTGATGTTACAGGTCTTAATGAGGCTCGTGACGGAAGTGATCCAGACCCATACGCATTAGTAGGTGTTCAAAAATTAGCAGCAGCTAATTCTAATACAGCAACAAGACACATACTGCATAGTTCTTTATATATAACTACTCAACTAGCAGAAGCTATTTCAATAAGAATAAAAGATGTTTTAGAGTTTCACCCACAAAGAGATGCTATGATAGGTAGTATTGGTAGGTTTAGTGTGGGTGCGTTAAAAGAAATTAGTAGGTTATATATGCATGAGTTTGGATTATTTTTAGAATTAGATCCAGATGAAGAAGAGAAACAACTTGTTGAAAATAATATACAAGTAGCTTTATCAAGAGATCAAATACATTTAGAAGATGTTATTGATATAAGATTAGTAAAAAATACAAAATTAGCTAATCAATTATTAAAATATAGAAGAGCAAAGAAAGAAGCAACAGATCAACTAAAAGCAGAAAGAAATATTGCAGCACAGTCTGAAGCTAATGCTCAAGCAGCTCAAGCAGCTGAAATGGCTAAAGCTCAAGCAGAAAATATTAAAGCAGAAGCAAAAGCTAACTTAGCGCAAGTACAATCCGCTTTAGATATTAAGAAACTAGAAAATGAAGCAATAACTAAGAAAGAGTTAATGCAGTTTGAGTTTGATTTAAACATGAAACTAAAACAAATGGAATTAGATTCAAAAAAAGAAATTGAACTTCAAAAACGCCATCTAATCCAGAACCTAAAAAAGGTTTTGAATCAAGTGGTAATGATGTTTTAGGTGGTATAGATCTAAGTAGGTTTGAACCACGATAAAAATTATTAACTATTATATATTATTAAATTATGAGTGAATGGAAAATTAAAGGTGCTGTTGATAGTGAAGAAACTAAATCAGCACAAGAACAAGAACAAGCTGTACTTGATAAAGCTGTAGAAAAAGGTGATATTGCACCAGAAGCAGCGGGACAAGAAACAGAAGACGTGCCTAAAATTAATTTAGACGAAATAAATAAACCAAAAGATGCCGTTCAAGAGCGAAAAACAGAGGAGGTTTCTGTGGAAAATGAAACCGGAGATAGCAAAGAAGTGGTCGAAGAAGTACAAGAGCAAGCTAAAACCGAAGAAGCAGAAGAAAAAAACTCGCCGTTAGAGCTCGTTACTGAAGAAGAAGTTGAAGAGGTGAAATCAGAAAAACCTAAAGTTGATGAAAATGCGGCTAAGGTTAATGAGCAACCTCAACAACCAAAAGTTGAATTACCAGAAAACGTTGATAAGCTTTTAACGTTTATGGAAGAAACCGGTGGTACTTTAGAAGACTACGTTAATTTAAATCGTGATATTTCAGCCTATGATGATGGCCAAGTATTGCGTGAATATTATAAACAAGCAAAACCTTGGGATAGTCAAGATATAAATGAATACATGGAGGACCAGTTTTCGTTTGATGAAGATGATGACCCAAGAGAAATACGCTCAAAGAAAAGAGCATTTAAAGAAGAATTATTTAATGCAAGAAAGTTCTTAGAAGGAAACAAAGAGAAATATTATGCTGATCTCAAGTTGAGAAAGCAACAAGATATTCCTCAGGAGTACCAAGAGGCTTTTACGCATTATAATGAATATCAACAAAGTGTTGAATTGAATAAACAACAAACTCAAACTTTTTTACAAAAAACAGATAATGTGTTTGGTGAAAACTTTAAAGGTTTTGATTTCCAAGTTGGAGACAATAAATACCGTTATAAAGTTAACAATGTTGCAGACACAAAAAAGCAACAATCAGACATTAACAATTTTGTATCAAAGTTTATAGGTGACGATGGACAACTTAGTGACGCTAAGGGATACCATAAAGCTTTATTTACAGCAAGTAATGCTGATAAGTTGGCAGAACATTTTTATGAGCAAGGCCGTGCCGATGCTCTTCGCACATCCGCTAAGGAAGCTAAAAATATTAATATGGATCCTAGAAAAGAAGGCGTTATTAAAACCAATACCGGACAAAAGTTTAAAGTTGTTACAGGAGATTCAAGTTCTAAGTTGAGAATGAAACTAAAACAATAACTTAAAAATTTATTACAATGGCACTAACAGGCATTGAAAACTTACAACCCTCACAAACTAAGGGGGTTTTATTTCAAAACAATTACATTACAGACTTTGATTTTACAAAGCAATTTTTACCTGATGTATACGAAAAAGAAGCTGAAATTTATGGAAATCGTTCTATTTCTTCTTTCTTACGTATGGTATCAGCTGAAATGCCATCTACATCTGACGAAATTCGTTGGGTAGAACAAGGGCGTTTACACACGCGCTACGACAACGTAGCTGTAACTGGAAATGATTTCGTTGTTACTTTACCATCTGGCCAAACAAAAGCAGCTGTTCGTGTAGGACAAACAATCATGGCTCAAGGATTAAGTAATGCTACTCCAGCAGTTGCTGTGGGTGATGTTATAAAAGGTGTGGTTACAGCTGTAGACACAGATAACTCTTTTACCGCTATTTGTTATAGTGCTGCTAACTGGGGAACTGTAGCATCTGCAGATCACGCAACTTTAGTTGTATACGGATCGGAATTTGCAAAAGGTTCTGCTGGAATGGAAGGATCATTAGATGCTGACTACAGCTCATATACAAATAAGCCTATTATCCTAAAAGATAACTATCAAATCAACGGATCTGACACTGCTCAGATTGGATGGATTGAAGTTACTTCTGAAAACGGAGCTTCTGGATATTTATGGTATTTAAAATCTGAGCACGAAACTCGTTTAAGATTTGAAGATTACTTAGAAATGTCTATGGTAGAATCCGTTAAAAAAGCTTCTGCTTCAACATTAGGTGCTGGTTATTCTGGATCTGAAGGTTTCTTCGCAGCTCTAGAGGCTAGAGGTAATGTGTACGATGGACTAACAGCAGATTTATCAGCTTCAGGTAATCCTTTAACAGGATTTGACACTATATTAAAGCAACTAGATAAGAATGGAGCTATTGAAGAGAATATGATTTATAGCAATAGAGCTTTATCTCTAGCTATTGATGATTCTTTAGCAGCTAAAAATTCTTATGGAACTGGAGGTACTTCTTACGGAGTATTTAACAATTCTGAAGATATGGCTTTAAACTTAGGGTTTAGCGGTTTCCGTAGAGGATCTTATGATTTCTATAAAACTGACTGGAAATACTTAAACGACTTTGCAACACGAGGTGGTTTTGCAGATATCGAAGGAGCTATTATTCCTGCTGGTACATCTACTGTGTACGATCAAGATCTTGGTAAAAATATCAAGCGTCCATTCTTACACGTACGTTACCGTTCGTCTGAAACAGATGATAGAAAAATGAAAACTTGGATTACAGGATCTGTTGGAGGTGCTTACACTTCTGATGTTGATGAAATGCGAGTTAATTTCTTATCTGAAAGATGTTTAATTACGCAAGGAGCTAATAACTTTGTATTATTAAAGTAATCAATTAATATAACCCCTGCTTAGGCGGGGGTTATTTTATCTTATTAAATTATATTATGAAAAATTGGGAAATTAAAGACAGAACCTATATTCTTAAAAATAATAAAAGCCCTTTAACTTATAAGGTTAAAAGCTCAGGCTTAATTTATTTTGACGAAAAAACAGGTATTAATAAAGAAATTAGATATGCTACAAATCAAAAATCTTTGTTTGTTGATGAACAAGATGGACATGCACGATTAGAGCATATTATATTTGAAGACGGGGTTTTACACGCAAGTCGTAGATTCCCCTTATTACAGCAGTTGCTTTCAGTGTATCATCCTGATGCAAACAAAGTATTTGAAGAACTAGACTCTACTCAAGAAGCTATTGATGATATTGATATTATTGAAATGGAACTAGAAGCTTTAAAACTTGTTCAGGAATTAGATATTGAACACTTAGAAGCTATACTTAGAACTGAGGTTGGTTCAGAAATAACTAGCATGTCTTCAAAAGAAATTAAGCGTGATTGTTATTTATTTGCTAGAAACGAACCTAAGTTGTTCATAGATATTGCTAATGACGAAGATATTAAACTTCGCAACTTAGCTAATCGATGCGTAGAAGCTGGGATCGTTAAACTGACAGACGACAACACGGTATTTAAATGGTCAACTAATAATAAGAAAATTATGACAGTGCCATTTGATGAACACCCATATGCAGCGTTTGCACGATTCTTAAAAACAGATGAAGGCGTAGACGTTATGAAAGCTATTGAAAAGAAACTTTCATAAAACAATAGGTTATGATTATTCGGTTAATCATAACCATCTAATAAATAAATAAAACTAATGGTAAGCATAGACAACGTTTATAAAACAGTACTAAACATACTGAATAAAGAAAATAGAGGTTACATAGTACCAAGAGAGTTCAATACTCTGGCTACACAAGCTCAGAATGAAATTTTTGAGGGTTACTTTTCTTTTAGAAACTATGTTGTTTCTAATGATTCTGATTATTCAGACATAAAGAAGAACGTAGAAGAGAAGATAGCTTTATTTGAGAACGAGGAAACAATAAATGCGGGTACTTTTACCAACGCGGAAGGTAATACAACTTCTAGTTATTATGCTTACCCCGGTAATTTTTATAGGTTAGGCTCTGTAGCAGCGAATGC